TACGCCCACGAAGAAGGGCAGCGCTTCCGGTGCCAGCCAGTCCAGCGTCACGCTGGTGCCGTCCGGAAGCTCCAGCGCATAGGTCTGATGCCCCTGTAATTCCTCAAACTTTTTCTTCTCTTCGTCTTCACCGCCGGCCCCCCGCACAAGTGCCTGAGCCGCGCAGTACATCCCAAAAGCGAGCAGCCCCGTACCGGTCATTCCAGCAGAGATGCGGTCGATGGCCTCGGCGCCGCTCAGCTCGCCCTGCTTCACCTGGTGCAGGTCATAGGTCAGGCCCTTCAAAAGTCCGGCGGGACTGTACTCCAGTCCCCGGGCCAATATGTTGGCCGGCGTCTTGCGGAAGGGCAGTATTCCTTCCATGGCAGTGCTCACGCCTTTTCCCACCGCGTTTTTCCCACTATAGCGCCCCAGATCGCTGATGGTCTGCGACAGGGCATTGGTGTCCCGGTAGGTGGCCTTTTGGGCCTCTTTGATCGCATAGGCCCTGGCCTTGTCCATCCCCTTCCCTGTGGCGATCTGCTCCGCCGTGATGTGGTTGGCCTTGCAGTACTGGGCCAGCGCATAGGCGTAGTGGGGGTGTGAGAACCAGGCATCCTCCGCATCCAGAGCCCTGCTGTTGGCTCTCCTGACCGCCTCCAGGGACTTGCTCTTAAAGATGCGCCGCCCCTCCTCGATGTACTGGTTGGCGTTGGCAAAGTCGCTGTATTTGCCTGCCCCCAGGGCGGCCTCCTTCACGTTGGCGTAGTCGCCCCATGCGGCCGCAAGCAGGTCCCGGTCCGCCCTGCCCAATCCCACCGCCCCTTTTGTCCGGTTCAGTCTCCCGCCGGATACCCGTTCTACCGCAACCTCAATGGCTGTTGCAGTCATATCCTTGGCTGCGACCACCGGAGCAAAGAAGGCGTTGCCTACAATATTTCTTACGTGTGTCCTGGGGTTTGCCAGCATGGCCAGATACCGCCAGGCGTTCCACTTGTCCACAAATCGGGAGGGCATCTGTCTGCCGATATCCCGGAACAGCTCCCGGGCAGCCTCGTCCCGCGCTTTCTGGTCCTCCGCCAGGAGCATCGCCTGTGCAAGATCCGGGTCGATCTTCAGGTCCGGGGCGTCCTTACCATACTCTTTCTTCAGCTCCTCCTGGAGGTTTTGCACGCTCCGCTGGACGCCGTAAAGCTGGCCCTCCGGGGACATCTTTTTGAGAATGCGGGTGGCCTGCACCGCCTGGGCGGCGTTTCGTTGATGTCCCACCATTTTTGTGAGCACCGTCATAGCTGACTGAATGTCTCCGGCATTGGCCGCCGCGTTGTACAGAGCCCAGCCCATGGCCGTGTTCGCCTTGGACACCTCGCCTTTCCCCACTGCATCCGACCAGTCCGCCAAGGCGGTGGCGTATCCCTTGTCCTGGATTGCGCTCTCCGCCTCCGCGATGGCCCTTTTATCTGAGTGGACCTCATAGGAAAATTCTCCTCGAGCGACCAATTCCTTGATGCTGGGAACCGTTTCCTCTGGAGTGGCTTTTGCCTCCAGTACAGTCCGTGCAGTCAGGGAGACCTTTTGGTCCTTTTCTGTCATTTGTGGCACCTGAATGTGGCGTGCCGGCCGCTCTCCCTGTTTTATCTCACCGTATTCTCCAATCATCCCCCGGTATGTCTCATCCACGATCTGTGCAATTTCCTCTTTGACCTGTGCATCGCTCATTCCCTCACGTTCTGCACGGTCGGAGAGTGCCTGCACCGCCGCGTACATCTCTCGTGAGCCCATCAGGGAGTGACGGATATCCGGGTCTGTGGTATCAAAGGTCCCGGCGTTATCCTCCGCAGCTTTAATCTGCTCCGGCTCAAACACGACAAATACATCGGACATTTCCCGGAACTTTTTGCTTCCAAAGGTGTCATACACATTTTTGAACACCACGCCGTCCTTTCCGGTTTGGGCCGCTTCCTGAATGATTCTCGTATATCTTTCCGAATTGCCCTGATAGGCATCCCCCTTAAAGTCCACAACAACAGGATTTTTCATGGATAAGAATACCTTCATCAAAACACCGGAAATTCCGCTGGCCCGGTAGTTCTTTACTGCTTTTTCATATTTCTCCCTCACCTTCTTAAACAGATCGTCAGCCTCCGGAACCACTCCCAGTAGTTCTTCCATGCGGTCAAACTCATCTCTCAGTTTCAATATTTCATAGGGAAAGGTATTCTCGGCATATCCACTCGCTACCTTTGCGCTGCTGGAGAAAAAGAATCCCATCCGCGCATCTTCTGTCTTTGTAAAGGCTCCTCGTTTTTTCTTGTCAAAGATATGTATCTCTTCCGCCGTCCCGTGGTATACAGCTCTGGGGCTTCCATCTTCCTGGTAGAGCTCGGGGGTGTTGCCATCATAAAATCGCTTGAAGTAAGGGCTCTGTGTCCCCATCTCTCTCCACAGTTGTGCCGCCTCGGCCCGCTCCTCAGCTGTGAATGCTCCTGCATGTTCCGCCCCTTCTACGGAGTACTCCTCCCCGTCCAAGGCCATCAGAGAATATTTGGTGTTGCTATTTTGGCCGCTGGAGGGTGTACTGGAAGTAGGACCGTAGGTGGTTGGAGAGAACGGCAATCGGAGCGTATTATCGCGCAGCCACTGATCGGTTCTTTTTTTAACATCCTGACCGGTCCGGACCAGTGCCGCCTCCAGTGCCTGGGCCATACTGTCCAGGTTTTTCTCCAGATCACGAAGGCCCGCTCTTTCCTCTTGCGTCAGGGGAGGCTGTTCTCTGCCCCTCTGATGATCCAGTGCGGCGCGCACCTTCTCCAGCAGCTCATGCACCGCGTCCATCAGCCTCTCTGCCGCCGTACGGTGCTCCATGACGAACTGCTCCAGCATGGCGCTGTCACCCAGAACTTGCCCAAAGGCATCCGCAACCAGTTCTTCGGTCAGATAGTCTATGTTTTGCGTATCATGTAGCTTGCCCAATGCCCCCAGAGCGATGTCTGCAGTTTGCGCGTTCAAGTTTTTCTGCACAAACTGCGCCAGTTCCGAATAGCTCTCCGGTGATACCTCTCGCATCCGATGGATAATTTCGTGGGTAAATGCTGTGCGCACCGGGTCCTGGGCATCCAGGGCAATGGTGATCCGCCCTCCATTTGGACCGGATTCGTATTTAGCGTTGGCACGCGCGCCGGTTTGGGTGTCCACAATCTCCTCTGCAAACCGCACCTCTACCCCCGCAGTCTTTCCCATTGTATCCAGCACCCGAGCGGTTTTTGCGCTCATATTTGCTTGGCGGTATCTTTGATCTCTCACCAATCCTGCCTTTCTCCCAAAGTATTTCGCCTGCTGGGCCCGGAGCGCATCGTTTTTCCCCGCAGCTTCAGCCGCCAGAGTCAGATGTGCTGGGAGCGTTTCCTCCCGTGTGGACTTCTTCCCGTCCAGCGCTCTGTTATAGATCCTGGCGAAGCCCGCAAACGCATCCTGCAGGCTTATTCTTTCCGCAGTCTCTGCGTCGTAGGCCGCCAAAAAAGCCCGGGAACCGCTTTCTCCCAGAGTAGCGGCGGCCCGCTGCACCAGCCTGTCGGGATAGATTTGCTGTTTTTCCCCGAATACCGCCGGTCCCGCCTGGACAGACTGGGTATTGCCACCAGCGGAGGAATCTGCTATAATGGGGGTAGAAGATGGTGCAGTATCCGTGCTATGTACGCTGGTCGCGTGACGGCCAGCCGTGGATGCTGCGCCATCGTTCTTTTTTATGACCTCTATCGCCTCTGGGGTGAAATGGTACAGGCGGTTCCCGCCTCCTGCCTTTTGGTCCTCCACGCGGACACGCATATCAACCAGATACGGGCTTCCGTCAATATATACCGTAGTCATAAGGTGGTCGTATCCCGCGATTTGCGCCCGCCCGCGCCGGTCGCCTTCGCTGCTGAAATACACGCCATTTTGAGCAATACGCTCCAGTTGTCCCAAAACCGCAATGCTCTCCAGTGGGACCACCCGGTCAGAATAGCTGCCGGCAGACAGCATCTTTTTCAACGAGGGTTTTGTGATTTTAATCACATAAGCATCCCCGTTTCTGGTTACGTTGCTGGCTTCGATGTATGCCGCCGGATTCTTGTCAAGTCCGAGGCGCGCTTCCGTTTGTTCCAGCGCAGTCTTTCGGATATAGTTTCCGGCCTTGGGCATGGTTCCGCCGTTCATATCCGCCACTGTCTGCATAGACAGATTAATGATGGGCACGGTGGGCAGCTCTACATTTTCGGGTCTCGCCGCCCGATACGTTCCCGTCTCCCCCGTGGAGGCGGTTTTTTGCGTCTGTTGAGCCGCAGGGGCATACAAAGCCGTGGTCTGCGAGTTTGCCGCCTCTGGGGCCTCCTGCGCGGGCCGGGCCGGATTCGCGGCGAGGTCCCTTCCGGCGGTCACGTTGTACACCCCGCCGGGTACATTCAGCATACCGAATGTCAGCAGTGAGGCGAGTCCTGTATCCTTCAGCCGGTCAGCCACCTCTCCCGCGCCATATTGCCACTCCCCCGTTTCCATCCTGCTGGCGGCTTGGGCTCCGGCGATGGTCACGCCCTCCTGCGCCATTTCCTGAAGCGTCTCGTTTCCTACGTCCGTGCCGCGCTCTATCAGCTCCCGTGCAATCCTGCGCGCCAGCCCCTGCGTGGCAGTGTTCCCTTTGAGGACTTGGAAGGATTTTACCAGCTCGTCCGCCTGCACATATTCCAACATGGCGTTGCCCACACCCACCGCCGTGGCGACCTTGGATGCGGTGTCCGGAGATATCCCGTTCTCGATCATCTCATTGTAGGCAAATCCCGCCTCGATTTCATAGTTTGAAACGGCGCTGCCCGCTTGCAGCCCCATCATTGCCGCCCCCGGGACCGTGACAAGCTCCTCCGGGGCCAATGCCTGCGGCCCTGCCTGGCCCGCTGCCGCAGCCATGCCCGCATACCCCGTCGCCAGCGCGACAGAGCGTGGATCCGTCCACTGGCGGAGCTGCTGTCCGAGTTGTCCTGCCGCCCCGGACACGGCCTCCTCCAGCCAGCCGTCCGGCAAGAAACGATACTCCTCGCCCGCCAGCTTCTCCGCGTATTTCCGGGCCTCATTCTCTTTGCCCGTCATCGCTTTATAGCTCTCCTGGCCATATACAGAGTTATAGTATCCCTGAGAAAAGCTGCCCAACGTCAGGTCCTTCAGGGACGCATCCCGATATCCGGCGTTCAGCAGAGCCTGCCGTTCGGATTCCTCCGCCGCCTTTTGCTCCTCCCTGAGCGGATCCATCTGCTGATAAAGCGCGACAAGCTCCGTATTGAGCCTGCCCAGCTCTTCCCGGCTCCGCCCGGCTTTCCCCTTCTGTGTGAGCTCGCCGATCCTGCGGTTGAGATCATCCGCACGGCCCTGTAGAGTCCCCATATCATACTGGATATCTGCCGCGCTTCTGGCTGTAGCGGTGCTTTCCCTCTCATCTCCCTGCACCGCACGCACCGGGCGCTCCTCCTGCGTGAGCCCCAGCCTCCTGGTCGCCGCAGTGCTGCGCCTTCTCGCAAAATAGGAATCGGTAAAGGCGTCCGTACCCGCTCCGACTGCCGCCATTTTGGCCGGCGCGGCGCTTTGTGTCTGGCTCAATTTCGCCTTAGGCGCACTTTTGTTCTGGGCGTCGTTCTCCTTTTTTCTGCGTGAGAGATAGGCCGCGGTAAAGTTGTCAGAAGCCAAGAGCAGTCCCTCCGATCATGCCCGTTCTGTTTCGCGTCTTCCGGAATTTGATCTTCCCGTTCTCTTCGTAGCTCTCGATTTCCCCGGCATCCTCCAGGTCGGCCAGCCGGTCGGCGCTGATCGCGCCGTATCCGAGCGCAAGCACAGAGTCCATATCCACTACAGCAGCATTTTCATTCTCCGCCGTGCCTGCTCCGTAGAACTGCTCATAAGCGCCCTCTCCCATATAGTAGTCATAGGCGTAACGGACCGCGTCCGTCACCGCGCCGTTCTCTATGGCCTTCTCTGCCTGCGCCAGCGTCATGCTCGGCTTGTCCTTCCCGCCGGTACTGTTCCCGCCGCTGCCGCTGCTGCTCCCCCCGGAACGCCGGGCCAGCATCTCAGCAGCCATCTCCCGGTCGTAGGCGCTTTTGAGGCTTGCAATCTCCTCGTCTGTGTAGCCCAGGGCCTTATACCCGGAGAAGTTCCC